TTGACAAACCCAAAATGTGATATAGTGTAATTGCTACAAAGTGTAGTGTTTTTTGCAAAGAAACAAAGGATTTATCATGGGATACCCCAAAATGGAAAAATTGCCAATGGGCGCAAAATCATCTGATCGCACCGGCGAAAAGAATATGCGCGTGCCAAAAGAGGATAAAGAAAGATTTGTGCCCGGCGCATCAGGGGAAAAAATCCCCCGCGGCGCGTTGTCAAGTGACACATCCGGAGAGCGCAAGCGCCCCATCGAGGGCGGTGTGGGCATGGGCAAGATGGATGGAATTGGCGAAAGACACGCAAGCCACATGGGCCATCACGATGGCCGCTTGGGCGAAATGAAAGGCCATATGGGCGAAAAGACGGTTTACGAACACAAGCGTATGCCGCACATCCAAGACGAAATGTAAGCAAAATGGCCCCAAGGTGACACAAGGGGCCATTTCTAACCACAGTAACTAAGAGGGTAGTTAATATGGCTGATGACAATTGTAAGGTATGCCGGTTTTACATAGGGCACGATTTAGGATCATGCCGCCGGTATCCCGATTACAAAACCCGTTCACAAAACGAATGGTGTGGTGAATTTGCGAAGAAACTCTCGGAGGGTGAAGCAGTTGCCGAGACTTTGCCCGAGGCTAACGCCTTGGGCGTTTTTTCGGCACCCAAGCGCGGGAGGCCACGGAAAAATGATTAAGCCATTGCGTGATAAGATATTTGTAAAGCCTATTCAACGAATCCAAAGCGATTTGTGGATACAGACGGCGGAGGCACCCACGGTGGGGCATATCACCGCATTGGGCGATGATGCCAAGGATCAGGGGCTAAGTGTTGGGGATAAGATTTATTTCGGCACATTGGCCAAGGATTACAAAGACGAATATCTAAAATACCAAGAATTAAAAGATGAAAATCTAATCGTGATGTCTTGGAAAGATGTGTGTTTTGTGGAGGAAATGGAATGAAAGCCGGTTTATACGCTAATATTCATGCCAAACAGGAACGCATTAAGCGGGAAAAGGCCGAGGGCAAAGCGGTGGAAAAGATGCGAAAGCCCGGCACCAAGGGCGCACCAACCGCCGCCGCATTTAAACAATCCGCAAAAACGGCTAAAAAATGAAAGCACACGATAAACCAATCCCACACAAGACAACGGGCAAAGGCAAAACCTACAACCCAACGGAAAAAGGGGCCGGAATGACGTCCAAGGGGCGTGCGGAATACAATGCCAAAAACGGATCAAACCTAAAGGCACCGGCACCCAACCCCAAAACCGAAAAGGATAAGGGCCGAAAGGCATCATTTTGTGCGCGAATGGAAGGTGTGGTTAAAAACGCCAAAGGCCCCGCCGAAAGGGCCAAGGCATCACTAAAGAATTGGAATTGCTAAGCCATGAATAAAATGGATTTTTTAGTTAATGAATTAGAATTTCTTACATCGATTGGCACGGATTTAGAATTATCAATTGAAAGATTACAAGAACAAAGATATGAAATTGCTAGGCGAATAGAGGAAAATACAAAAAAACGCTTAAAACTTGTAAATGGTCTTCTAAAAAAACGTAAAGCAACCGTTGTAACTGTTGGAGAAATCAATGCCACTCATTAAATCAACCAAAAAAGAAGCATTCAAAAAGAACATTGAGGCCGAAGTGAAAGCGGGCAAGCCGGTAAAACAGGCGGTGGCCATAGCCTATTCGGAAAAGCGCGAAGCCGCCAAAGCAAAGGCGAAAAAGAAATAATGCCAATTGTAACAAGTGCAAATAAGGCAGAATTTGACAAAGCTGAAATGCTCAAACGTGGTTTATTGAAAGAAGACAATAGCCATCAAGAGATATTGCATAGAATGTCAAAAGATTTGCCTGAAGACGTGGAAAATGCTACGTTTGGGCATGAAGGCTATGTTTATCACACTCCATTAAGGCCAATGGAAAACTCACAACAATCCATGTTAGGTACAAAAATAACACCTATACATGAAAGAGCATTTGTTTCTGATAAGCCAATTGAAGCACACAAAATCAACAAAATTGAAGCTAGACCAATTTCACATGAAGCTATAAAGCATTTTGCAAAAGAATTGGCAGATAAGGGTGTTGAAGGTTTAATGCACAAAAGCAATCAAAAGTTTTCATTTGTACACGAAAGCCCAAAAGAAAAAGGCAAACATCAGGCAACCGAATACGACAAATCAGGTGCAATTGGAGATATGCAACGCAAAGACAAAGCTGATGCCATACACACTTTGTTAGATAAAGGCTATACAAAGATTTTGCCAAAAGAAAGAATTAGCCATTTAATCCAAAAGGCAATGTTGAAATGAATGACACACAAAGGCCAATAGGCCGCCCAACATTATATGACCCAAAGTATTGCGATCTAGTTGTTGAATTAGGCGCAAAGGGTAAAAGTGTAGAACAAATTTCTACATATTTGGGTGTGTCATTAAGAGTTATGTATGATTGGCGTGATCGTTATCCGGACTTTCTGCACGCCTTGGATGATGCCAAGATAGCGGAGCAAACGTGGTGGGAAGAACAGGCGCAAGCATATATGTTAGAGCACAAGGATGGGGCCAAGCTAAACGCAAGTATTTGGTCACGATCAATGGCCGCACGTTTCCCAAAGAAATATCGTGAATCGGTTAAACAAGAAATCACCGGTGAAAATGGCGCACCATTGCTAACAAACATTGCGGTGACGTTTGTAAGCCCAAATGGAAGCTAATATTGAATTCCCCGTAAAACTACAATGCCTATTCCAACCGGCACGCTATAAGGTGTTGTTTGGGGGCCGAGGGGGGGCAAAATCTTGGGGGATAGCTAGGGCGCTATTGATCATCGGCGCTAACAAGGCAACACGCGTGCTATGTGCCCGTGAATTTCAAACATCTATAAGGGATTCCGTTCATAAGCTATTGTGTGATCAAATCACCGCAATGGGGCTAACGGAATTCTATGAAATCACGGATCGAACAATCCGCGGCAAGAATGGATCGGAATTTAACTTTGTTGGCCTAAAGAATAATGTAGCGAATGTAAAAAGCTATGAGGGCGTGGATGTGTGTTGGGTGGAGGAGGCGCAGACGGTTTCTAAGCGATCATGGGATACGCTAATCCCAACGATTCGTAAGGAACAATCGGAAATATGGGTTTCATTCAATCCGGAATTAGAAACCGATGAAACTTACCAAAGATTCGTTATCCACACGCCCGAAAACGCCATTGTGCAAAAGATCAATTGGTCTGATAACCCGTGGTTTCCGGATGTGTTGCGGCTAGAAAAAGACACGCTAAAAGCGCGGGATATGGAGGCGTATAACACGGTGTGGGAGGGGGTTTGCCGCCAAACTGTAGATGGCGCGGTGTTTGCCAAGGAAATCCAATTGGCCGATTTACAAGAAAGAATCGGAAAGGTGCCCTATGATGCAACCAAGCCGGTGCACGTTGTCTTTGATTTGGGTTGGGCGGATGCAACGGCATTGTGGTTTGTGCAATTCGTGGGAATGGAAACCCGCCTAATCCGCTATTTTGAAACATCACAGGAAACCATATCGGCTATCTTGGCCAAGATGCAAACTTTTGGATATGTGTTTGACACGCTATGGTTGCCACATGATGCGGAAAACAAGACATTGGCGGCGGCGGGGCGATCAATTGAGGAAATTGTGCGGGCGGCGGGCTATAAGACGCGGATTATCCCTAGGACACCAATAGCGGATTCAATTAACGCGGCACGCACGATCTTTAGCAATTGTTGGTTTGATAGAATAAATTGCGCCGATGGGCTACAATGCCTAAGACACTATCGGTTTGAGGTTGATCCGGATACGAAACAGTTTAGCCGCACGCCCTTGCATGATCAGTATTCCCACGGCGCGGATGCGTTTCGGATGTTGGGATTGATGATTCAGGAGCCAAAAAAATTGGTGGTGAAAAAACCCGTTTATGAACCCGCAAATTGGATGGGATAGATATGGCCGATAACCAAACAGAATTCGATCCACGGATTGATGAGGCGAAAAAGTTCTTAAAGTTAGCCAATGACGCGGATACGAATAACCGATCCGAGGCGCTAGAGGATTTGAAATTTGCCGCCGGTGATCAATGGCCGGTTGAAATTCAGAATAGCCGATCACTTGAGGCACGGCCATGCCTAACGATCAATAAGATCGATGCGTATGTAAGGCAAGTCACTAACCAACAAAGACAACAACGCCCGCGGATTAAAGTCCACGGCATGAATAACCAATCCGATGAAAAGATTGCCCAAATACTAACGGGCATATGCCGCCATATTGAGGTGCAATCGGATGCGGATCACGCCTATGACAACGCGTTTAATTACGCGGTGCGGATGGGCTTTGGCTATTGGCGGCTAAAAACGGATTATGTGCGGGAAAATTCCTTTGATCAGGAAATATACATTGAGCCGATACACAACCCATTCACCGTGTATTTTGATCCAAATAGCATCTTGCCGGATGGATCGGATGCGGAAAAGTGCCTAATAACGCAAGTTGTTAGCAAGGAAATATTCCGAAAGATGTATCCCGGCGCGGATGATGGCGCGGGCTTTACACAACGCGGCACCGGCGATAGCAATGCGGAATGGGTGATGCGGGAGGATATCCGGATTGCGGAATATTGGTATATGGAAAGAAAGGCGGATAAGCTATGCCTATTAAGCAATGGCGAAAAGGTTTTCCGATCCGATTTGCCCGATCAGTCTGAAATGTTGGCCCGTGGCTTAGTGGTGGTTGATGAAAGGCCATCATTCAAAAAAGAGGTGAAACAGATCATTTGCACGGGCATGGAGGTGCTAGAGGAGGGCAAATGGGCAAGCAAATACATCCCAATTGTGCCGGTGTATGGTGAGGAATTCATTGTTGAAAACAAGCGCAAGAAATATGGCTTGGTGCGGATGGCCAAAGACCCACAAAGGATGTATAACTTTTGGAAAACCGCGCTAACCGAATCCGTTGCCCTAGCGCCAAAGGCCAAGTGGTTAATTGCAGAAGGCCAAGACGAGGGCCACGAGAATGAATGGGCACAGGCAAACATTAAATCAATGCCGGTGTTGCGCTATAAACAAAAGGATATCGAGGGTGTGCCCGCGCCGGTGCCAACACGGATTCAACCGGAGGCACCGCCCGCGGGGATCATGGCCGCCGCGGATGGGATTAATAGCGATATGCAAGCGGTTTTGGGCATCTTTGATCCAAACCAAATGCCTAGCGGAAACATTAGCGGCAAGGCCCTAAATGGCCAACAACAACAAATTGATCTATCTAATTACCATTATTACGATAATCTAACGCGATCCATTAAGCACACGGCCCGAATTATTCTTGATCTAATCCCCAAAATCTACGATAACGCGCGTGTGATGCGGATTATTGGCGATGATGGAAAGCCGGATTTGGTTGAAATCAATAAGCGTGGCCAAGACGAACAAGGCGTGCAAAAGATATTAAACGATGTCACCGTGGGCGAATACGATGTGGTGATGGATACCGGCCCCGGCTACAACAGTAAACGGATTGAGGCGGTTGAATCGATGATGCCTTTGTTAAGTGCCGATCCCAATCTAATGAATGTTGCGGGTGATTTGATCTTTAGAAACATGGACTTCCCTGGCGCTGATGTGATTGCAGACAGACTTGCAGCATCCAACCCAATGGCGCAAATTGACGATAAATCGCCTATTCCCCCACAAGTTCAGATGCAACTCAAGCAGTCACAAGCCACTATCCAACAGCTGCAACAGCAGTTACAGGGTATGCAATTGATGCTTAAAAACAGGGCTGACGTTGAACAACTCAAGCAAGACGCTGAGACCAAGCGGGTTCTTATTAAAGAGACCAACCGCGCCCATGACATTGAGTTGCGTGATCAACAGAAGCAAAAAGACACAGAAATGCGTGTTCACACAACGGCACAAGATACTGTTCTTAAGACACAAACACAACTAGAAATCGAGCGTATGAAGGCCGATTTAGCCGTTTATTTAAGCCATTTAGACCGATTGAGCGAGCGTGAGGCCAAGGCTGAAGCGGTAGAAAGGGCAATATAATGAGTCGAGAAATAGTAACTTCAGAAAATAGAGACCAATATATCCAAGAAAAGTTGGATCAAAAAAAAGGAAGAGCCAAAAAAGGTGGTGAAGTTGCCGAAAGTAATCAATATCATTATAAAGGTGGGCAATTTTTACCAACTACATCAGCAGAACCTGGCAAATGGAAAATTGGGAATAAATGGATAACTTCTGGCAAAGAATTGTCAGAACCTGGCAAATTTGAACATTCGCCTACACCATTTTCAAAATCTATTTTTAGCGCAATTCGTGATTATGTTACGCATGATGATAAAGATAAGAAGTTGTCATTGCGAGAAGGCATAAAAGATAGAGGTGAGCCAATAACCCATGAAACAAAAACAAGATTGGGTGTTAAAGGTAAATTGTCAAACAAAGAACACACTTTTGGACAATTAATTGATGAATACAATAAAGGTAATCGTTGGGTACATTTGGATTTTGATGAACCAACATTGACAAAGTAACTCTTTCGTGTATATTTACACAAAACCTTACCCATGAGGAACATGGGGATAATTCTTAGGGTAAACCTATGTCTGAAAAAGAAGCGTCATCAGTATTGACGAGTGAGAA